GCTATTATAGCATAACCCATATTTATTGTCAACCTTAGGATTCAAGCGTAGGACATTGCGATAAATACTATTATGCCAAAGTTATCCCTATACCGCCCAAATAAACAAAATGATTATCGGTTCTTTGATAGAACAATATCCGAAGAATTGCGTGTAGGTGGCACGGATTTATACATTCACAAGTATTTAGGTCCAACTAATCAAGGACCTAGTATTGATTATACTCAACCAGAATATGATAGTTTAAATCCACTGAATATTCAGGATCTATTATTCCTAGAGAATAGAGATAGAACATATGATCCAAACATTTATAGATTGCGTGGTCACTATAATGTACAGAATTTAGATTTTGATTTAAGTCAGTTTGGTTTATTCTTAAATAACGATATTATCTTTATCAATGTTCATTATAATGATATGATTGATATTGTTGGAAGGAAACTAATGGTAGGTGATGTATTAGAACTACCGCACTTATTGGATTATAATCCATTACAAGAAACTATACCAGTTGCATTAAAAAGATTTTATAGTATTACTGATGCTAATTTTTCTAGTGAAGGATTTAGTCAAACTTGGTATCCACATATGTGGCGTATTAAATGTGAGCCATTAGTTGACAGTGAAGAATTCAGTCAGATATTAGCAGAACCTATTAACCAAGATAATTATTTAGGAATATGGGATCCAACTAAAGTATATCCAGCTGGTTATGTAATGACGTTTGGTGATAAGAATTATATTAGTAAAATAGAAGTTCCGGCTGGCACTATGCCACCAAACACAACATATTGGGAGTTAGATACGGCATCAAATCTTAAAGATATTCTTGCTACATATAATAAGAATATTGCAATTAACAATGCGGCATTACAAGAAGCTGAACGACTTGTTCCTAAATCAGGTTACGATCAAAACAACTTATATATTGTTCCTACATACGGTGAATTTGAAACTAATACTGAGTTGTCAGGTAAGTATAATCAACCTGCACCACCAATCAACGTTGTTGTACCTAATTTAGTTCCACCTGTTGCTACTGTTTCAATGGTACAATCTTCATTGTATAGAACTGCTAGCCCTGTACTAAGAATTTCTGCCGCATCAGCACAGGCTATTTGGGACATGACAGTTGATGGTGGTGTAGTTGCACCTAGCTCAACACTTTCATTAAGAACTACATCACTTTTACCTGTACTGACTGACGGTGGTTCAGGTCCGGTGTCTGGCTATACTGTATTAACTGTTGATAGTATTGGCTTTAACGTCACCGGGCCATATGGTACTGCTGATAACACATATGCAACTGCTGACCAGAATCCAGAGGCGCCTAACTTTACAGGTACAGAACCATATGGTCCAAATACCATGGACTATCGTGCTGACTGTGATCCTAGATTCCAATTCATTGCACGTAGTAGCCCAAGAACATTTGGATACAGTGCCGGTTACTTGGGTGGTGATGGTACTGCACCTAATGGATTCCCTACTGGCGCCGGAATTGCGTTCCCACAAAGTCCTGCAGTAGGCGATTACTTCTTACGAATTGACTATTTACCACAATTATTGTATCGTTGGGATGGTCGTTTATGGGTTAGAATCTCACAGAATGTAAGAACGCAAACCGGTATGACTGAGGGAGATTTGTCACAACAATCTAGCTTTATAAATAATAGCAATGTAACTGTGTTGACTGATGGTACTACCACTACGCAGAAACAAGCATTAAGTACAATACTTACTATTGCCCCGGACTCAATACCACCAACACCTTAAAGAACATAAATGGCACAATTTTTCTATGATAATCAGATACGCAGATTTTTAATACAGTTTGCAAAAATTTTCAGTTATTGGCAAGTGACTAAAGGAAAAGATCCTGCAGGTAATGAGATATTAGTTCGTGTACCTATTATGTATGGTGATAGTAGTCGTCAAGCCAGTACTATCATTGCTAATAACAGTGCTAGTAATTTACCAAGTGCACCATTAATTACCTACTATATTAGTGGATTAGAATATGACCAAAGACGCACACAAGATCCTACATTTATTGACAAAATGCAGGTTCGTCAACGTAGTTATAACAGTGAGACACAACAATATGAACAGGTGCAAGGTCAAGCATTTACAATTGAACGATTGATGCCAGTACCCTATACATTGCGTATTAATGTTGACTTTTGGACTACTAATTATCAACAGAAATTAGAACTGATAGAACAACTAGGAACATTGTTTAATCCTTCACTAGAAATACAAAGTACTGATAACTTTATTGATTGGACAAGTTTAAGTGTTGTATATCAAGATGGTATAACATTTACCAGTCGCAGTATTCCACAAGGTACAGGAAATCCGATTGATGTATTAAGTTGGAAATTCTATATGCCTATATGGATTAGCAACGCCGCTAAACTTAAAAAGATGGGTGTTATTGAGAAAATTATTGCAAGTATCTTTAAAGGACAAGCATTAGAAGATATGCAAGATGATGATTTATTATTAGGTACTCGTCAAAAGATCACCCCATATGGATATAAGTTATTACTAATTGGTAATAGACTTCAACTACTACCGGCAGATGAAGCATTCTATCCAAGCAATGAAAGCTTAGACTATCCTCCCCCACCTGACACAAGCTTATATTGGACTAGTTTATTAAATGTGTATGGAACACTACGACCCGGTATCAGTCAGATATGGTTACAAAATCCGTTTATGACTACTGATATTGTTGGTACAATTGTGCCTGATCCAACAGATGATAGATTGTTGATATACGATATTGATACTGACACCTTGCCACAAAACACATTGGATCCTGTAGACAGCGTGGTTAACCCATTAGTCACTGGACCAAACGCAGGACTGCCAGGTCCAATCAATGGGCGTAGATATCTTATTGTAGAAGATATCGGGAGTCCCGGCAATACTACCATTGCTTGGGGAGCATTAATTGCAAATGCAAATGATATTGTTGAATTTGATGCAACTTCAGGTGCTTGGTTTGTGTCGTTTGACAGTCAATCTGCTACAACAGTAGAATATGTAACCAATCTTACTACCAACTTGCAATATCGATATGGTTATGCTGAAAATGTTTGGATGAAATCATATGAAGGCTGGTACAACCAAGGTGATTATTCTATCGTAATCTAATACTGTGATAAATCATAGTATGAGCAATATTTCTGCAGGTGTCTTTTTCTATTCTAAAACCACTAAACGTTTCTTGTATTTGTTAAGAAATGATAATAAGAATCCAGGTAACTGGGGTATACCCGGTGGAAAAATAGAAAATGATGAAACATTGCTTAGTGGGTTACAGAGAGAATGCATTGAGGAAATTAACTATTTTCCAGAATCAGCTAAACTAGTACCTATTCAAAAATTTGTCAATAATACTTTCACATATCATACATTCTTTTGTAAAGTAACTGATGAGTTTACTCCTATATTAAATGATGAGCATTGTGGTTATGCTTGGGTGGGTGATAAACAATATCCCAAACCACTACATCCGGGATTGTTTAACACAGTAAACTTTGATGTTGTTCAGAAGAAACTAAACGCACTTACAAAAAAAGAGACCTAAGTCTCTTTTTTTATTTTAGCAATTTTGCTATTGTGTCGAATCCTAACGATCCTATTACAACACCTGCTCCCATCATCATCCATCGCCACTTTTCTAATGCGGAGATTTTTTCTGACATTGCTTGATGTGCATTCGAACTAGCGTCCTTCATACCCTTCAGCATCACTCTAGTATCATCGTTGTTTTTAACCATCTCAACGTGTATATCTCTGATATCCGTTTTTATTTCACGAATATCATCGGTGATGTTTTGAACTTCTACCTGAAGAACTGCTATATCGGTTTCAGTTTTTGGCATTTTAATTGTCCTACTAGTTGCCATGATTATTAAGCACTAGCAATAACCACGATTGGGTTAGGCTGACCTTCATATGTATTAGCGGCGTATGCTGTGTTGAATGTAGCGATAACATCAGGGTTAACTGTGTTCAATACCGCAGTACCAGTACCAGTACCAGTTGCTGTAGCAATGAATGACACACCTGTCATATTACTTGCTGAACCACATAATGTCCAATCTGTTGTGCCAGTAGAGTAAATTGTATATACTGTACCTACACTTAATGAACCGGCTGCAACTTGTGCTGGGAACACTTCAGAATTGTAATCGTTAACACTTGAAACAAATGCTGTAGCAGAGGCTGCATCAGTAGATAAGATGTTCATTGTATTTGGTGTCAATGCTGTGTTAGCAACATTTGCTGTATAGCATTGTGCAATTAAACCAGTTGTACCACCTTGTACTAGATACTTTGTCTTACCTTTTTGACGAACAATGAAACCTGCTTCGTCATTTGCAT